GTTGAGGATTTGAACCGCTTCTTTGCGGTGGAATCCGAAACCGCCAAGTTCCTCCTCCGCCAGATCAAGCTCGGTCACGAAAAGCGTGTTGCCGACCTGCTCTGGGCGGCAAGCACCCCCTTCGCCACGGCTGACCAGACTCGCGCCGTTGCCTATACGAACACAAACATCGCCACGGTTGATGTTGCTCGTGACGTTGCGGCGGCCAAGCTCGCTCTCAACAAGTTGGGCTATGAGCCGAATTGCATTGCGATGTCGGCCAATGTGTTTGAGTTGATTCGCCGTTCCACCCTCCTACAGAATCAGTTCTTCGGTGTTATCTCCAACACCGGGGCTCGCCTTCTGAGTGAGGCTGAAATCGCGGCGGCTCTGGGCGTGCAGACGCTCGCAGTCGGTCGTGCGGCCTACAACACCGCCAACAAGGGCAAGAGCTACTCGGGCTCCTTCATCGTCCCCGACAGCAAGATCGTTGTCGGACAGATCGCTGGCGGCGAGTTCACCGCTGGCGGAATCGGGCGCACCTTGGTTTGGGCGGCTGATGCGGCTGGGTTCGTCAGCGAATCCTACCGTGACGAGGCTCGCCGTTCCAATGTCCTCCGTGTTCGCATGAACACCGATGAGGTTGTGATCGACAGCAATGCGGCGGTTCGTATCACCACCGACTACTCGGCAAGCTAAAATATAGATTGTGTGGTTCCTCCGAGGGGCTAGAGCCTAAAAACTCTAGCCCCTCTTTCTTTATGGTTAAGATCATAATTTTGTGCCTTGCTCTTTCTGGATGCTCCGAACCTATTTACAGAGAGAACGAGCTTCCTAGTTATTCGGATATGTCTGCGGCCAAAGATGCCCAAGAAGTATTGACAAAACCCTAGAAGAAATCCTTAATCTGAAATCCTCCATGCGAAATCCTGTTAGCCTATATTTAATCGCCGGAAATGAAGAGGCGTATATTGAAAGATGTATTCGTAGCTTTGCCCCACTTGCCGCTGAAACAGTTGTCTGTATCGCAAGAGGATCGCAAGCCCCAGACAAAACAGAGGAGATCGCCAAAAGCCTTGGGGCTAAAGTCGTTTATTACCAGAATCAAAAAACTAGCTGGCCTCATATAGACGACTTTGCAAGCGCAAGGAATATGGCCTTAAACGCCTGTTCCTGCGATTGGTCTTTCTGGGTGGATGCCGATGATGAGATGGCGAAGGATGCCCCACAGATTGTGGACGATGCCATAGACCAAGCCAACCAAAAGAGTGCAGACCTAATTGCGTTTCGTTATTGGGTGGAGAACGCCTCTTTGAACCCCCTTCGGGAGATGGCCTTGCGAAAAGGCAGGGGCAAATGGAAAAATAGGGTTCACGAAATGCTTGTTGCAGACGACCAAAACAAGTTGATTGGGATTGATAGGATCGTTAGGGTTCACAAGCCGCACGGATACAAGGCAACCAGCGCAGAGAGAAATTTTAGAATCATTGAGGATGTGATCGAACCAGCCCCCAACGCCCTTTACTATAAAGCCCAAGAGCAGTTTTTGTCCGGCAAGGCCGCAGAATGCTATGAAACAAGCAAAAAGGCTCTGATGTTTGAAAGCCTAGAGGATACCCTTCGATACGATGTCCTGTGCAATCTTGGCAGAATTTCCCCAGAAAAGGAAAGGCTTAAATGGCTCGGGGAGGCAATTACCCTTATGCCAGACCGCAGGGAAGCCTACTTTTGGGCGGGGCAAGAATACGCGGGGAAAGGCAAATGGATCAAGTGTTATGGGGCGATGAGGTCTTGCATGACCCTCCCAAGGCCAAAGGTTCATTATTGGAATTTGAACGAAGCCATCTATCAATGGCAATCACTAGACCTATACGAAACAGCAAGTGTTTCAGTTGGGGAAATTGGCGAGGCCGAAAAGATGAAGAAGGCAAGGCCAGCCCCCAAGATTTCAATCATCCACGCCACAAAGGGAAGGCCGCAAATCGCCTGGCAAAGACGCTGGCAATGGCTCTCCTTAGCCGAAAAGCCCCTTGAGGTTGAATGGCTTTTTGTTGTCGATCACGATGACCCCCAAGATTACACCCCACATCAAGCCATCCGATGCAACCCCGGCGGAATCGTGAATGCTTGGAACCACGGCGCAAAACAGGCCAAAGGGGATATCTTGGTTCAAATGTCGGATGACTGGAGCCCGCCGAGGCATTGGGATGCCCTAATTTCGACCGCTATTGGGGCTACAAATGAGGAGAAGGTCTTGGCAATATCTGATGGCCTACGAACCGACAAACTCCTTTGTATGGCGATTATGACGCAAAAGAGGCTAGAAAAACAAGGGGGTTATATGTTCCACCCCGAATACCAAGAGAGCGATGGCATCTATTCAGACAATGAATTTACAGAAAGAGCTTATGGTGATGGAGTTGTAGTTGAGGCCAAACATATTCAATTCAAACATGAAAATCCTTTATTTACAGGCGGGAAGCCGGATGATCTAATCAAACATCACAACAAGCCAGAATTTTACGAGAAGGGCAAAGTTATTTATGAGAAAAGAAAAGCCGCAAATTGGAATTAGGCCAGCCAAAAAAGGCGAGGATACCAAGGGGCTTGGTATGATTAAATTTGGCAAATCGCGCCCAGACAAAACAAAATATATTCTTTTAGATTTCGAGTATGACGAAAAAGCGGGGAAAGAGCTTTACAGGATTGGGATGGAATTGCTTGCCAAGGATAAGGAAGCCGTCATCAACTATGTGATTGTGAAGGCCGTGAAATACACAGCAGAACTTGGTAAAGCAAAATGCAAGAAATAAGGATTGATGATCCATTTGGCTCAGCCCTTGCCAAATATAGCACCGGGCTTGAGTGCGGGATTGAGATTGGGGGAGGAACAGGGGATGGCTCAACCCAATGTATCAAAACCAAGGAGCTATTTAGTTTCGAGATTCACCCAGACCGCATAGGCCGACATGGGATGAATGTTTCCATGAGGCAAGGAGGAACCGCGTTTCATCATCTTTCAAGCAATCCGGACAAATGGATGCGAGAGGAACAGATTAAGGAATTTTACCAATCCACAAAAACCAACCTCAACGCCTATCCTATTGAGCAAATTTTAGGATGGCTAAAAGATGACTTGCTAAGTGCCTCAAAATATAAATGGGGAACGACCCACTTGGCATACAATCCCGATTTTATTCTTTTAGATGGCGGAGCTTTTTCTGGAGAGGCAGACATGGCCGAGTGGTTTCCAAGGCTTAAGGATGGAGGAATTATTGCCCTAGACGATGTGAACGATATTAAGAATCTGGCAAACTATAATTGGCTGAATTCTTGCGGGTATTCTTGCCTATATCAAAATATGGAATGGCGGAATGGGTCAGCCATCTTTAGAAAATGATTGTCTTAAATGTCGGGGCAAATGACGGGGCGGACGATTGCCACGATTTTGTGATGGCAAATAGGCAATCAATATCGGAAGTTCACTTAATAGACCCAAGCCATGAGGCAATCGAAAAATGCAAGGAAACATATAGGGATATTCAGCAAGCAAAATTTCACGAGTCCGCCATCATTCCAGACGACTCAAACGCCGCAATTCTTTATAGCCCCAAGAACCAGCCAGACAGCCATCATTCCTCGCTCATCCCGAACCATACCCTTTACCACGGCCACAAAACCATTGAAGGCGTAGCGGTAAAGGCCATCAGCCTTCCAAGATTCTTTGAGCAAAATAAAATCACGAAATGCGACAGGCTTTATATCGACACAGAAGGGATGGATTGCCATATCCTCCTCGCCTTGGATTTGGCTAAATATAAAATCGACTTTATTCAATTTGAGGTGTTGCACTCGGACGGGCTTCAAACCAAGGGGCAGAATTACGCCATGATTACCAAAAGGCTTCTTGGCCTTGGATATTCGATTAGAAAGAGCGGAGAATGGAACGAAATAGCGGAGAAAATATGGAACACATAAATTCAGACTTTGAAGAACAATGGTTCACATATCCGAGGCTTTATCGGATGCTTGTTGAGAATTGCCGACCTGATGGGACTATCGTTGAGCTTGGGGCTTGGAAGGGAAGGAGTTCGGCGTTCCTTGTGGTTGAGGCTAAAAACAAAAGCCACAATATCAAGATTCACATTGTCGATACTTGGCTTGGGTCGGGCGAGCATACCGCCGGAATGACTGATGGGCTTTATGAGAAATTCATTTCAAATATGGCTCCGCTAAATGGGCACTACCAATCCCACAGAATGACAACCGATGAGGCGGCTCCGCTTTTTGGGGACGGTTCGCTAGATGCGGTTTTCATAGATGCAGACCATACTTATGATGCCGTAAAAAAAGATATTGCAAATTGGATGCCAAAAGTTCGCAAAGGCGGAATCTTGGCTGGCCATGATTATATCCATACTTGGCCGGGGGTCATCCAAGCGGTTAATGAATCTATCTCCGGCTTTTCAACGATGGAACAATGCTGGTTCAAACAATGCTAACCATTTTTACAATCGTTCTTAATGGCGAGCCTTATATTTCTAAAAAGCTAGAGGCATACCAAAAGCTCGCAATCCCTTGGCAGTGGCGAATTGTCGAGGGGGTAAGCCAGCCGACCAACTGCACAAGATGGTGTAAGCAAGTCCCAGACAAATGGCACAAGGAATTTCGATCCATAGACGGAACGCATGAATATCTAAAAAATCTAAAACACGATAAGGTAAAAATCTATTCCCAGAATAAGCCCTTTAACGGAAAGATTGAAATGGTGAACAAAGCTCTTGAGGGAGTGGATTGCGGGGTTGTGATGGAACAGGATGCCGATGAATTTTGGACTCCAGAGCAGATGACCGCAGTTTATGATTTGCTAAAAGATCGCACCCCCGGAGTGACTGCACAATTTCATTGCAACTACCATATTGGGAAAAAGGTTGTGGTTAGCCGAAGCGGGCTAGGCTCTTATCCTTATGAGTGGTATAGGGCATGGAAGTGGGGCGAGGGGATTCACTTTACCAGCCACGAACCGCCCATCTTGAATCATCAGCCCATTAGAATCCCAAGAGGAATTACAGAGGAGATGGGGCTTATATTTGAGCATTACGCCTACTGCACGCAACAAACCGTGGCCTTCAAGCAGGATTTCTATGGATATACTGGCCTTTTGAAATCTTGGGAGGAGCTACAACAAACCCACGGCCCTGTTCGGCTCAATAGATATTTTGCCCATGTTCAAGACCGAAGTGTGGTGGACGATGCAACTTAAAGTCATCAAGTATCAACAAAGGCTGGGGGATGTTCTCCGATGCCTCCCCGCCTGTAAATATCTAGCCGACCAAGGGCATGAGGTTTTATTCGATTGCTTCGAACAATATTATGGCGTGTTTGATTTGGTGTCCTATGCGAAGCCAATGGGCGCAATCCCATTCAATGCAGATATTATTGATCTTGAGGTATGGCCTAATAAATATATTGATTACAGAAAGAGCAGAAAGACTTGGACTGATTTTGTTTATTCAGACCCAAGGATCAAAGACGCAGACAAAACAAACATTATTCTGGACAGGCTTGGGCAAGAAAGAGCGGATGTATTGCCGGAGCAATATCACCTTATAGCCCCATTTGGAATCTCCCAAGGCTATCCAAGAAGCCCCATTCAAATAATCCAAGAGGCGGCCAAGGAGCTTGGGAAGGAGAAAATTATTGTTCTATGCCCCCCGGAATTTCAAATCCAAGGCTTAAGGACATATACCGCGCCTAGCGTTGAGCAGATGGCAAAGGCGATTAGGGATGCAGAGGAATTTTGGGCGATCAACTCCGCCCCTGTTTGTCTTGCTTCGGCGGTCAGAAGGGGCAAGCAAACAAGATTTTGGGGGGTCAAAAACGAATGGGAGACTGACAACATATTTGAATTTGAGGGGCTTGTAAGAGTGGATTGACATAAGGGGTGGTTTTGTGGGCGGGGCTATTTCCACTTCTTATTTCGGCAACGACTTGTCCTATGTCATAAACGATCTTTGGACAAGCGTAACAGGGCTTGCCACAAACGCCATATCCGCCTCTGTCACAGACTTGGCGACTTCCTCTGAACTGGATGTGGGCGGGGAGGTTTTTAGGATCACCCAAAGCCTAGTGGTTTGCGCCGGGGTAATTTCAGCCCCATCAATCGGGGGCTTGGTCACTTTGGCTGGTAATGAAAGAATGATTGCGGGCTTTAGCCTGTCCCCAGATGGCATCTCCTACACAATTGAACTTGCCGATATAACCACCTAATTCTATGGCCTCAATAGAAAGGGAGGTGGAAAGGGGGCTTTTGAATGCCGTGTCCGGCATAACTGGCGTTAATGCCTACACAAGTGAGCGAGGATCGCCAAGGACGCTTCCAAGCCTAGTTGCCCAAGCCCAGATAAGTTCGGAGCTTCTAGGGCCATTTACAGGCGTTTTTAGCGTTCCGGCAACGCTTACCTACACGGCAAGGGCAGATGGCAACACGAAGCAACTATTTGATCAAAAATTTCAGAGCATAGTTGCCGAGCTTTACAGAGACCCAGACCTAGCCTCATACATGACCAATGTGACCAGTTGCACTATCTATGTCGCAAAAGTCACAAGCGAAAGTCCGCAAGTTATAGCAAGGAATCGGACTTGGGCTAAAACAATAACCCTAGACATAAACGCCACGCCCAAGAAATGAACCAATCCACCCCATTTGAAGTTGAGGATGCCTTGGCAAGGCTTATCGAGGATTATTCCGGCCTTAATGTCTATACCACAAATAGGACAGGCAAGAGGCTTTTCCCCTATGCCACCATATCTGCATCCATCAATACCCAGCTTCTAGGCAACTATACAGGGGTATATGACTTGAATGTGACAGTCAATTATAGCGATACCTCGGCCAAGATTACCCAAGAGGATTTTGATTCTGAATATTGCCAAATCTTTGAATCTTTATACGAGGAAACACCAACCCTAGTCGCAAAGATTCAAAACAGAATCATCAATACAAAGATGTATATGGCTAGGATTGTGAGCCAAGCCCCAACCATAAGAACAGACAAGAGGGCTTGGCAAAGAGGATTGACTCTCAATATCTTTGCAACCCCACAAGAGGACGAAGATGGCCTGAGAAACTATGACTTTAGCGACCAGCTTAATAGTTTCTACATTGCCACAATTTAACAAAGGAACCTAGAAAATGGCTCTTCCAATTTTAGACGGCAA